AGGCCAAGGCAGAAACGGCACTCAAGCTTCGTAAACAGGAACTGGAGTTGGCCAATGTAGGTAGTCCGTTGGCTGTGCAGCTTACCAATGGTTATTTGTTGAATATGGATTCAGATGAAGATTTATAATTATGCCGGTACCAGCAACAATCGATGTCTGTCAGAAATACCTTTTTGCTGATGTCAGCGAAATGGTGGCTGACGGGATTCCCGAACTGATTCAGAAACGTCTGATTCGGCTTCGGGATATGTATAATCTTTGGCTTCAATTCCCACGCAAGAAGGACTTGGAGATTGTGGGTGAACTGGAACGGAGATACAAGATTGGCAAGTCGGCGGCCTATGAGGATGTGCGTATTATCAAGAGGCTGTTGGGTGATTTGAACAAGACTACCAAAGATTACCACCGGTTTAAGTTCTGTCAGATGATTGAGGAGACTTACGAAATGGCCAAGCGTATCAAGGATGCGCGTGCCATGGCGCAAGCTTCCAACTTTTATGGCAAATACACTCAGCTCGATAAAGAGGATATCCTGGATAAAGGTTATGACCAAATTGTGGTGCAACCATTCGAACCTACGGATGATCCGAGCGTGATTGGCATCAAGGCTATCCCGAACATCCGTGAACGTATCAAGTCGAAGATTGCCCAATATTGGTCTGAAGATGTAGAGGATGTGGATTTCGAGGAAGTGGAATTCGATGAAGAATCTATTTTTAATCCCCCGATAAAGAACGATGAAGCAGTACTTTAATGATCCGCAGATGGAAACGATGTACACGGCTGCCAAGGATACGGTCTTGGTAGGTGGCCGTGGTATTGGTAAGGGAATTGTCCATGCGGCATGGAATCTGCGGAACATGCAGCGTATGCCCGGTAGCATTACAGGGATTGTCGGAGCCAATGGTAAGCGTGTTCTGACGAACACACTGCCTTCCATGCTGATTCATTGGGAGAATTGGGGTTTCAAACGCGATTTGCATTGGACCGTGGGACGTAAGCCCCCACAGTCATGGGGATGGGGCAAACCACTGTTTGAACCTGAGAACTGGGAGAATATCCTTTCTTTCTATAATGGTTCCATCGGATATATCATATCTCAAGATAGAAGCGGTACATCCAACTCCCATTCGTATGATGCTCTCGACATCGATGAAGCCAAGTTCATCAACTATGACCAGTTAAAGGACGAGACGCTTCCGGCCAATCGTGGCAATAAGCAGCACTTCGGACATCATTTCTTTCATCATGGTATGCTGATATCCTCAGATATGCCTGTAACGAAGAAGGGGTCCTGGTTCTTGGAGTATGAGAAAAAATGCGATCCCGAATTGATAGAGGTCATCCAAGGAACGGTGTTTGAGATATGGAGACTCAAGAAGAAAGTGAAGGAGTTGCAAGCGTCGGGCAAGGAAGTGCCGGCTTACATGCGTTCCATGCTTCGCACCTTGAATCGTGACCTTTGCCGGATGCGTTCGGTTGCGGTAATGTATAAGGAGTATTCTTCTATATGGAATATGCAGGTGTTGGGTGAGAAATGGGTGAACGAAATGAAACGTGACCTTCCTCCGTTGACCTTCCAGACTTCTATCCTCTGCAAGCGCATCGGTATCGCCAAGGACGGTTTCTATTCGTCCATGACGCATCGTCACAAGTACCAGGCATCGAACTTCGATTATCTCGATAGCTTGGAGTATAAGTTCGACAAGTTGAAGGAGCCGACTTGTTTGGCTGACTCGGACGTGGATCCGTCGATGCCGATATGTATAGCCTTTGACTTTAACCGCAACATCAACTGGTTGGTTGCCGGACAGCCCCAAGGCTCAAAGCTTCGTGTCCTCAAGTCTTTCTTCGTGAAATATGAACGGAAGCTTCCTGAACTGATAGCTGACTTTGTGAAATATTATCGCCACCACAAGACTAAGAAGGTGGTGTTCTACTTTGACTCAACGGCTCTTGGCTCCAACTATGCAGTCAATGACCAGGACTTCAAATGGGTGATTGAACATGAGTTTATCAAGCATGGTTGGCAAGTGGATGCTGTACATATCGGTAATCCTATGGGACATTCTGAAAAGCATCTCCTTATCAACCGCATGTTCTCCGGACAAGCCAATCTTATGCCGATGTTCAATGTGGAGAACAATGATGACCTACTTATCTCCGTTCAGACGGCTGGTGTCTATAATGGTGGGAAAGACAAGAGAGGTGAGAAGCTGGCCGAGACCGATGAAGATAGATTGGAGAGCCGTACGGACGGTAGCGATGCCTTTGATACGCTTTGTATCGGCTGTGAGAAGTTCCCTCGTCTCCACTTCCAGTTATTCGTTACTTCTGATTTTTAGGTAATCACCTTGATAGCGGTAAACCGTGCATCTCACGAAGATGTGCGGTTTTTTTTGTGCGCTTACCGCCGTTTGTTGTGATTCTTGTACATATTCCGCAAGCCTAAAAGAAGGTGATGAGATTTTTTGCGTAGGGCGGTGGGGGGTAGGCTTCGCCAGTTCCGCACGCTGTGCGGTAAGTTGGTGGGGTAGTTGGCTGATTTTGTGGAACTTGGTTTTTTGAGCGGTGGAATCTTACAATTTTCTGAAGTTTTAGAGTGCCTTTTGGGGTGGTAATTGGCTGAAAATAGGCTGTTTTTGAAAGGTCGGGCGCCGCGAAAAGTCCAAGAGAATGCGGTACCCTACATACCCTTGGACTTTTCGCGGTTAAGCGGTAGAAAGCAACGCTTTCTGTTTCTTGTCTGAGTTGTATTGAAGAGGTTGGAATCTATCGGTACGCAGGCTTTACCTCAAAACTCCATCCACATCATCCAACGTTTTTTTTCTTTGGTAGCGTTCCGCTGTATTGTTTTAGGCTGTTTCCTTTTCTGATTGTCGCCATTCATTTCTGTCTCCTATCACTGCGCAGTTCCGCTTTTTTGTGCTGCAAAGGTAAATGCCGTCTCTCACTGGCTCAAGTTCAAGCAGCGTTTCCGTAAAAATCTCCATCCCTTTGGGTAGTATTCAGGCCATTCGGTTTCCGTGAAAAACTTGCTCTTGCTCTATCCGGCACCTTTGTTGGCAGCGTAAAAAAGGCGAAACATACCGCGTAGCGACAGGCGACGCAGAAAAAAAAAGCTCCAATCAGGGAAACAGCCGAATAAAGGCTCACACCCACCGAGCTCAAGGTTCATCATAAAATTAACAAGCCATGAATTACCGAATGAAGACATTTACCTACAAACAAGCGATTGCCGAACTTACAAAGATTTTCGGTTCTTATGAAATCACGGACAAGGTGGACACTACCAACAGATTAGAGGTGTATTTCACGACATCGGACGGACATAATTTGTGCCTTTTGGCCGATGATAGCGAGTATTTCCAACGATTTTCTAACTATGAAATATTTGAAGCATGAAAAAGAGTATCGACCCCAAGAAGAAAGAAGAAGCCCTAAAGAGACGGGCAGCTTTGAAAGATTTGTCATCGAGTTTGCAAGCATTGTCGAAACAAGGACTATTCCCCGAGTTCCCCACTGTGAACGGCCTTTTACGCTATTACTACCAAAGTAAGGGCTACACCGATTTGAAGACTTTCCGCCAATGGAAAGAGGAAGGCTTCTCCGTGAAGAAAGGAGAAAAAGCGATTTTGCTTTGGGCGCAACCCGTGGCAAGCAACCAAAGCAAGGAAGCAGCGACCGAAGCCGGAAAGACGGAAGAAGAAGCGAAAGAGGATTATTTCCCCGTGTGCCACGTGTTTGCAGCTTGCCAAGTGCAACCGATGAAAAACAATTAACCCTATTTATAAACATTAAATTTTCAAGATTATGAAGACAAACGAAGCAAAGAAAGTGAGTAAGGTAATGGCAGAAATGGCTGCTAAGTCTGTAAACCCTGTAATGGTAGCAGTTGCGCCAATCGTGAACAAGCCAACGGAAGAAGCACCAAAGGCCGAAGAAATGGCCGTTTCTGCTGATGCGGAAAAGGTGGAAGAATTGCCAAAGGTGGAAGAAGCACCAAAGGCCGAAGCCAAGGGCAAGAAGAAGCCGACCAAGAAGCAGACCGCTGAAGAACTGCAAGCCGAAATCGAACGCAAGACGGCAGAACTCCAAAGATGCTTGGCAGACCTGGAACGAAAGAAGAAGCTATCCAACGACCGCAGCGCCTTTATGTCGGCCCTCGATGATTTGGATGCAGCCGAAGCGAAATTGGGCGAAGAAGATGGTTTCAACTCGCCAAACTATAAGCTGAAATTTTCGGGCGGATATGGTAGCGGAGAAATCTTCGCATTGTCGAATCGCTTCGTATTGGTGGAATTCATCGGTTTTATGCGTGGACGAATCAAGACCAAGATTTCAGAAATTGAAACGCTCTTGATTGCTGAATAATTCGGCAAAGGGTAGGGAAGCAGCCTTTCGGGGCTGCTTTTTGTGTACGCTTTTGATTGGGCGGTCGCCCATTCTTTTTGCTCGCACGCTCGCAAAAAGAATGGGACCCGTTTGTTTGGTAGGGTGGTTTATTTCTCCGTTCCTTGAACCACGGAGGGGAATATTTGTTTAATAGTTGAATTTTTTTCTATTGTTTCTTTGCAGATAATAGAAATATTTCTATCTTTGCAGTGTCTTAATTAATAAGTCTGTGAAGATGAAGTATAAAGAATTTCATTTAAAAATCAGAAAGGCTGGATGGAAATACAGCCATGCTGAAGGAAGTCATTAC